TTTATTTCTCTATATATAGCCCATCGCCCACCGGTATTGCCGTATCGCGACTTGCCAAAAAAGCCCTGAATCACGTTGCCGCCCGTTCGCTTAAGAAGCACATAAGCCTCGACAGGCTTGTCCAGCATGTCGCCCACATCGCCTGCGTCCAGGTAATCATTCGAGCCGTCAAAACGCGCTACGTCCATGCCGTTCAGTGCGGCAACCTTGCGAAGCGGCCTGTAGCCGCTGGTGGTTTGCAGCATGTGCCCGGCATTGCCGCTCAAATCTTCGGCCCGCGCAATAGCACCATCGGCGGCCACCAGCGACCCGCCAGCAGTTGCGTCGTACAGGCTGGCGGGATTTGAAAAGTCATAGGCAATGTCGCAGCCCTGAAACTCACGGGCCTTGACGTGCCTCATGCGTCTGAAGCTCATTCGAACGTCACCTCCACGCCGATCAGGCGCGCATCAACCGCCAGCGTGTCGCTGCCGTTGGCCGCATCACGGGCGATCTGAATCAGGCACAAATTGCCAGCCGTTGCCGTGCCGCCCGGTGTAACGGTTGATGTGGCGCTGGTGATGTGGCAGTCGGTAGCGGCCAGCAGTGTGTCTGTGACGCTTTGCGCGGTGCCCATCGCCTGATCGAGCGCATCATCATCGGCAAAGCAGCGGGCCGCAGCGGTCCACACCACAGCACCCGATCCGCTTGCAGCCGTCCAGTGCAGCTTGGCCGTGAGCGTGGTAAAGCCAGACGGCCATGAAAACGTGGCCTGCGCGTATTCGGCCGTACTGGCGTCGAATGCCAGATAGTCGAGGTTGTTTTTGTTGGTGGTGGTTTCTTCAGCATCGATGCCCGCGCCGCTGGTGACACTCGGGATCAGCTCGCCTGCGCCGATCCAGCGGGTGTTGCTGGACCCTCCGCTGATCGTGATATCACCGCTGCCCAGAATCGACGTGCTGTTGATCGTCTTGATGTTCGTGCCGCTGACGAGGGTGGCTTGCTTGCCCGTGATCGCCGTCGCGTTGTCGCTCGCCTGCTTTTGCAGGAACCCGATCGCCTGCAGGACGGTGTGGGCACTGGTGACAACCGTCCCCGCTGCAGTTGACAGGCCGGTCAACACTTGCCCCAGCACACGCGCTGCGGTGTGGTAGAGGTTGGCGCTGCCTTCTGTCACCTCGTCAGTGCTGCCGGGTGATGGGCTGATCTCGGCATAGGCTGAGCCGCCCCAGCGCCATATCTTGCCGTTGTCCAGCGTGACGTAAATCTTGCCGGCCTCGCCCGGGCCGGGCGGCGCGGCGAAGTCTGCGGCTTCGACTACATCGTCAACGTAGCTGGGCAGGTAGGCGCTGGCGACTTTGCCGGTGCCGTCCAGCGGCGTCACGCCACCTGCTGCGCCGACCGTGCTCTCAAGCACGTAACCCGGGTGCGGGTCTGCCTCGCCTTCGTGGCTGCTGACCGCGCCGGCTGCTGTGCCTGCGGGGTCGTAGACGCCGGTGTGGTTGTGACTGGCCAGGCTGTAGCCGCTCAAGTCCTGGTCGCCGGTGTTGGTGCCGCTGGTGGCGTCGAGCGTGGCCTTTTGGGACGGCGTCATCAAGCCCGCGTTGGTGCCGTCTGCCAGCGGGATCGTGGCATCGGTGCCGGTATCGCTGGTGACGGTGCCACCGGTCGGCGAGGCGGTGTAGGCGAGGTTGGTCGAGCCGCCGACACCACTACCTTCACCATCCGCGCCTCGCGGGATTCCGAGGCTCAATGTCTGTGCGCCGGGGTCGCCAGCAATTTCAGCCGTAGCAGGTTCGCCGGGGCCCAGTGTCGCCACGGTGCCGATGGTCAAGCGGCTGGCGTTGCTCGCAGCGACTACGGCAGCCTGCGCGGATTCGATTGCCTGTTGCGCCGCGCTGACGGGCGGGTAAGGCGCCGCGCTGCGAATGTCCTCTGCGTAGACGACCCCAACGGATTCCGGGACCGTAATGGTGAAACTATCGACCTGCTTGACACCACGGGAAACCACAACCGCATATTGCGAAGATGTTGTACCTCGGCTGTTAGGCCAGAGAAACAGGGTCGCCTCGCCGGCAGTGTCCGACGTCCCGCGAACGACGTTAGCGGGAACGACTACCCCGGCGTCAATGTCTGGTCGGGTAAGCCTCGCGGCGACCGCCAGATCAGCGGCCGGTGTTCCGTCCGCGTTGTAAAGGCGGAACCTGACTTGCGAAAACGGGAGCGACATCAGATACCTCCATACATCACGTTTCCGGCGTCATGACGCGCGCGCCCTTGTTCAGTTTTTGCCGCAGCGCAGTATGCGCGGAACTTCTCTTCGTACTCGTTGGATTTCCGACGATCGAACACATCCGCGTCCTCCACGCCATAGGCCCGGTGCTTGGCCCAGAGGAGGAGCGCGAGGTGGTGCTGTTCGTCGACCTCCAGGTCCTGGTCATCGCCGTCGATCTTCGTGAGCGGCAGGCGGAACACCCGGATCTCAACGGTGTCGTTCTCGTTGGGCATGGGCCACGCACGCAGCTTGCCCTTCTCCAGGCCCTGCACAAGCCGGCGGGCCGGCCCGGGCGCACCATTGAACATCACGCCCATCTTCGCGGCGATTTCTGCGCTCAGCAGCTCGTACGGCCGGCCGGAGGTCGAGTTGACGACGCCCCGGACCTTCAGGATCTTCTTGCTCAGCGGGTACCAGTCCGTGCCGGCGACGATGTTCAGCCGGCAGATGTCGGCGGTCGATGAGTCCTCGATACCTTCCGTCAGACGGCAGAACATCTCCTGCGCGTCGTTCAGGTAGCGGTAGATCAGGGCGTCGCTCCAGAAATATGGGGCGACGTTGTCCGTCGTCTCTTCCCGGAAGGTAGCGAGGAGCTCAGTCGAGTTCATGCTGCAGTGCCCTGCTCCTGGAACTTGGCCCACATGAGATCACGTTCCTTGTCGCTGATCGGCCAGCCCAGCTCGCGGGCGATGACCTTCATGTGCGGGAAGCCAGTGGCCGTGAAGTCGCCACGCGCATTGCGCAGGGCCATCACCTCGAACACGTCGAAGATCGCCTTTTCACGGGCCGCGGGGTCAGTGATCTCGGCCTTTTCGGGCGGGGGCGGCGGCGCGTCGATGTCGACCTCCTCGTCGGAGACGCCGCCAGCAGAAATGACCTCCCGGTACATCTCGGGGGGCACATGAGTAGCCACGCCCTTCGGGAAGAAGATGCTGTGGCCAAAAAGGGATGCGATGGTACGGTCGCGCTGGAACGTGAATTTCATGTCAGCTCCTTGAAGGTGATAAGAGAAAGGCCCCGAAGGGCCTTTTCATGAGCCGTTTAGCTCGGGACGGCTTCGTCGGCCTTGCCGCGGACGATGTACATCACCCGGACAGTGACGACGCCCGCCGTGGCCGCTGCAACCGTGGGGGCCACGGTGAGGCGGACATTCAGGCCGTCGGAGTTGACGAACCCGGTGGGCACCAGAGCCGTGCGGCCGGCCGCAACGCGGTCGGTGGCGCCCAGGTAGCGCGTTGCGCTGCCGGAGTCGCCGACGGACACGTTGTAGGCCGTGGAGCCGGTGACGGCGGTTTCGGTCACCACCTCACCACCGGTGACGATGGAGCCGGGCGGCAGGTTGATCACGTCGGCAACGATCGAGGTACCGACCGTCTTGAAGTCTTTGGTGACGCCGGCGGTGTCGACCATCGTGTCGTCAAAGTTGAACGTGAACTCAGCGGCCATGGGGCGCTGTGCAGAGCGAGTGGCTTTTTTCAGGGCCATGATATTTCTCCGGTTGAGGGTTGTGGCAGCGGGGCTTTCGCCCCGCCGTGGCCATTACTGAGCGACGTAGGCGCTGATGACGCCGAAGTCTTCCACCGCGCCGGCCTCGTAGATGTTGCCGAACTTGGGCTTCAGGAAGCCCATGATCTTACCCACCGAGATGCCCTGCTGGTTGCCGTAGTCGAAGGACTTCTCCTCCCACTCCGGAGCACCGATGTCGGCCATGCCGAGCGCCTGTGCACCGCAGAAGAGGATCTGGCAGCCGTCGACCGTGCCGCTGCCACCGAACTTGGAGCCGGAGGCGGCACCAGCGGTGTTGTACACATGGCGGAACTCGTGCAGGTAGATGCCGTCGATCTTCACGCTGGAGCCGGTGAACAGGGCGTTGCCAGAGGCACGTTCCTGGGCATGGCGCAGGTTCAGCATGTAGGTCGGGTCCAGCTTGAGCTTGGCCATGGCCGTAGGCGTCAGGAAGGCGTGGAAGGTCTCCTCGCCACCTTCGCCGCCGACGCCACGGATGTAGCGCTCTTTGGCGTAGGCCTTCAGCTGAACGAACAGCTCCCACATCGGCGTGTCGGCCGAGGCCACTGCCGAGGAGGTGCCGCCCGGGACGATGACCTTGTTCGTGCCGTCCCAGCGCACGCGGCGAGCGGCAGAGGGGGCGGAAACGTCGGCCGCGAACTCGAGGAACTGCAGGTCCGAACCAGTGCGGTTCGCGCCGTTGTTCTTCTTCGCGTAGCTGACGCCGGACATGGTCAGGAAGGCCAGCTGGTCGAGGCGGTCGGCCATCCAGTAGGACAGCACGTCGCGGGAGTTGCCGCGGAACTCGACGATCGACTTCTGGTCGGCCATCTTGCCCTCATGGCGGTTGGCGTGGCGCAGCTGGTCGATGCGGATGACCTGGTCAAAGGTCACCATCGACTCTTCGTTGCCTTCCAGCGCGCGGTCGCCGGCGATACCGTCACCGGTCAGGTCAGCCAGCAGCGTGATCACTGCGCGCGCGCCTTTCTCGGACTTCTTCAGCTCAGTGATGTGCTGAATCATCGAGGAAGGGCCTTTGCCCAGGAAGCGGTTGATGAACGACTGGTTGCGCGCCTGGCGCCACAGGTCCATCGACCAGATGGTTTTTTGTTCGGAGGTCAAGGCTCCAAAGTTGGTGAGTGCCATGGTGGCTCTCCTTCCGAGAAAAGATCAAAAACACGGTCTCGCGACCCTCTTTTTGCCGATGTCTCGTCTCGACCAACGAAGTAGTGGAAGCTGCTGTCGTGAGCTTGCCTTGCCCGGTACGTGGATTCTAGTCTATGTTAGAGAGTAGATGCAACAGGAACAAAAAAGCCTGGGGTTTGACGCCCAGGCTTCTCCGATGGCGGGGCTGATTTACAGCGCGTCGCCCCGCAGTTTGGCCAGGTGTTCTTCCGACAGTTCAGCGAATTCCTTCTGGCTCATGCTCATGATGTCCTTCGCCGTCAGGCCGGCTTTGTCGCTGTTCATCCCGACGTCGCGGGATGAAGGCGGCGTACGGCGCGCGGCGTCCGCAGCCTTGCTCGTCGCAGCCTTGCGGCGTTCAGCGGCAACGTCCTTCTCCGTGACCCGGGGGTTGGTCTCCGTCGCACTGGTCTGCCCGCGCCCTTCCTGCCCCAGCAGCTTCTTCACCGCGGCCTGCAAGGCCTTCGTGGGGGTCATGCCCCGCCCCTGGTAGACCTGTTTCAGATCAGCCACGTCCTGCAGCGTGTCCTTGTCGAACTCGTCGGCGTCGGGGTTCAGCACCGGGTAGTTCTCCTCGATGCGCTCGAGGGCGATGTCGTACCGAGCTGACTCCCGGGCGCGGGATTCCGCCACCAGGCTGCGCATTTCGGCCTTCGTCTCGATGACGTTGCGCTCGGCGGAGCGGATCTTCGTCATCATCTCCGCGGCTTTGTCGACTTCACCGTCTGCCAGCAGCCGGTTGTAGTCTTTCTCCATCTTGAGGATGCTGTCTTCAAGGGCCGTGAGCTCCTCGTTGGTCCGCGAGACCTCCTGGCCCTTCTCGTACTGCGCCAGGCGCTGCTCCAGCATCTCGCGCTGGGCACGCTCCTTCGCCAGAATGTCCTTGTGGCGGCTCAGGGGGATGCGCGAGTCCTTTTTGGGCTTCTTCTCGTCGTCTTCAGTGTCGTCTGCCTCCGACTTCTCGATTTTTTCGCCCTTTTTGCCCTTTTCGCCCTTTTCCTCGAACGGGTCTGCGAGCTCTTCGGGCTCATCGTCCCCCTCGAGGATGTCCAGCACGGAATCTCCGCGGTCCTGGACGGCGGTGCCGCCGGTGTCGGAGCCGTCATCGCCCGCCGGGCGGTGCAGACGAGCAAAAAGGCGCTGTTTGTAGAGGGTCATCATGGAACTCCTTGGGATTGCGGGTTTTGGGCCGCTTGTGCGGCCTGTCGGGCTTTGTCCACGCGCTCCTGCTCGCGCTTCATCTGCAGGTCCGCAGCCTTCAGCTGCAGCTCACTGTCCTGTTTCTCACGCTTCATGCCCATCTCCATCTGGGCCAGCTGGGTGTCCCGGACAAACTCGCGTTCGCGCAGGCTCGCCTCGTGCTGGGCCAGCTGGCCTTTGATCTGGGCCTCGGCCATCTTCGCCTGACCAGAGCCGTCGTCGGGCTCTCCCTGGGCGGCAATCTGGGTCTCGACGACGGTGTGCTGGGTTTTTGCCTGCTTCAGGCTGGCGTCGGCATGTTTCACCGCTGCTTCGCCCTCGGCCTTCGACACTTCGGCTTCCTGCGCGCGCTGCTGCAGGGCCTTCTGTGCCTGGGCTTCCGGGCTGCCCTGGTCACCCTCGAGGGCCTTGAGGATCTCGTTCTTGCGCTGCAGGCGGCTGGACTCGATGAGGACGCTGTCGGGGATGTTGACGCCCAGCTGCTTGAGTGCCACAGCCTGGTCGAACTGGCTGTCTTCCAGGGTCTCGCGCACCGGCACCGAGGAAACGACCACGTCGTACTCGCCCAGCGTCAGGTCGTTGATGATTTCACCCTCCGGCGTGGCCTGGTTCACAGCCAGCTGCTCGGTCGCACCGGTCATGCTGTCTTTGGTGATCGTCAGCAGCCGTTCCTCGGTGTAGAACGTCTGAACCAGGTCCAGCGTGTTACGCGCCAGGATGTGGTCGGTGCGCACGAGGTTATCCAGGGGTTTGACGAGGTTCGTCGTACCGGACTTCTTCTTCTCCTGAATGGCCTTGGCAGCGACGTCTTCGCGGTCGAAGCCCATGGCAGAGTCCGACACGCCCGAGATCGTCTTGATGTGCTCTTCGGACTTGTACGACACCCTGTCCAGGCCCTGAGGCACCTGGTTGGGGGTGATCTTCTGGACGTCCTTGTCCGGATCGCCGTTGACCTCGATCACGATGCCGGTCTGGGCGCCCTTCTCTTCGAGCTCCTCGACGGTCATGTTCGCCAGCGCGCCGGCCTTCACCTTGTAGCCGCTGTTGGCGGTGGTGTTGACGATGTGCAGCTCCTGGCTGGAGACCTTGTTCAGAATCTCCTGCGGGTC